GGATCTGGGTCTAACCACTTGGTATATTCAAAATCTTCTATAGCATAATCAAGTTGGGTACTATTATCTAGGAGATACATGTCTCTATAACGTCCACTCCATGTATTATACTTTTGTATACGGTAGTCTGGAAACCCATTATCAAGGGTTCCACACTCAACATAACGATATGGATATCTCTCTAAGATAATTTGTGTCTTAGCACCCGTCGTCGTGGTTTCTGAGGTAGTCATAATTTAAGTCGTTTGGATTTTGTGGAACTACAAGTATTTTAGCACCGTCAGGTTTCTCTACAAGAACCACTGTGCCACTTTCTGCTTTGTCACAGTAGTAGTCCTTACGGTTTTCAAATTCTTTTTCAGTTATTTCTATCATACCTGACAACAAATTTTCTCTTCTTGCATGTATTTGATAGATTCTTGGCATCCACCTAGATGAATACCATCTAATATAAGTTGTGGAAAGGTAGAACCTTCACCAAATTTTTCATAGAAGTCTTCTCTAGTATAATCTCTATCTAATACGTACACTAGATGTGGTAAACCTTCATATTCAACAACCTGTATAAGTTTGCTGCAAAAAGGACAACCTGGTCTTGAATAAATTTCAATCATGCTTTTAGATTTTTAAAGTCTTCTTCAAAAATTGCCAGACCTGCGTCTGTCAACACATGATTATACATCTTATCAAATACTTTTGTAGGTAATGTAGCTACAGAAGCACCATATAAGAAACAGCGAGATACATGATGTACGTCACGTAAACTAGCAGCAAGGACTTTTGTCTCTGCTGACTGAGTGCAGTATAAATCTGCAATACCACGTACTAATTCTACACCACTGAATGAATTGTCATTAAGACGACCTACAAATGGTGAGATGTATGTTGCTCCTGCCATTGCTGCCATCGCTGCTTGTGCAACAGAGAAACAAAGAGTTACATTAGTTTTTATTTCTTGATCGGAAAGATCCTTACAAGCAATAAGACCCTCTCTAGTAAGAGGAAGTTTGATTGTAATTTCAGATCCAATACTAATGTATTGTTCAGCATTCTCAATCATTTCACTAGCAGTATTTCCATTAACCTCTGCTGAAATACTTTCAAAACTAAACTCTTTAGAGAGCAAAGAAATGAAATCAAAGTAACTTACACCAGACTTACGAACTAGTGTAGGGTTAGTGGTTATACCAGAAATTAGACCAGTTTCATATCTGTCTTTAATCTCACTAAAATCAGCTGTGTCTAAGAAAATTTGCATAATGTTAATTATATAGTCTAATGACTTTTTCTAAATTATAAACGAATTTGTGGTTGGTGTCAACTACTCTTCTATATCCCAGTGCCACCTTATAGATTTAATGTAATCAAATGTATCTTCCATGTATGTTCTGTCATCATTATCATATTTTCTCTCGCACAAATAGTTTCTCATCTTCTGCAGTGATTCAAAACTGCCTTTATGATTGTAGTTTTCATCATATAAATGATATTTCATTTGAATATTTTAATACAGATAGGTTAAAAAGTCAATGTCTCCAACTGGGATCGTGGGAAATGAATTAAATGCTAAACTATACCTAGTTTGATTTACATTATTCATTTTTACAGAATGAAGAATGTTGCTAGGAAATAATAATAGGTATCCTGTTTCAGCAAAAACTCTATACCTATCAGACATCCAAGGATTAGAACAGTCTTTGTTAATCTGTATCTCAAATACAGATTTTCCTCTGTTAAATTCTATACATCCAGAGTCTTTAGGTAAATTAATATAAAAGACTCCACTAAGTATGCTTCCAGGATGACTATGTATATCAATAGTTTGACCAAAATCATTTTTAGTAATCCAAGATTGAGTAATAGCAAACTTATGATCACTATTAAAAACATTCAGAGTGTATTCTCTAATGCATTCTTCAGCAAAAATTTTTAAGTCTTTAAAAACATCGTCATTCATAACAAAAGTATTATCAGATGCATAACTGTTCTGATTGTCATGATAACTTATACTTTCAGCATATTCTTGTATTGTTTTTATATCACCAGAATACTTTTCTACCATTAATGGTGGAGTAGAAAATATTGTTGTAAGGGTACTCACTAATAATTAACTCCAGTTAAGTTTTATAGAAGAATCTCCAGATCCAATTTCTCCAGTTGGGAAAAAGTTCATGGCTAAAGAGTATCTACTATTTTTTGAATTATTTTTAGTTATCCTATGCATTAGATAACTAGGAAAGAAGACTAACAATCCTTTTTGTGGTTCTACATAAAAAGATTTTGAAAAAAGAAAGTTATCACTAGACGATTCATTTAATTGAACACTCTCAAGATTTAATATGGGAGAAAGAAATTCTAAATTGCCAGAATTAATTTCATCATAATAAAAAACTGCACTATAAACAGAATTTTTATGATTGTGGAACTGACAGAATCCATTCTTATCTGTCTTTGTTCCCCACGATGTAGTCATAATAAAATCAGTTGTTTGTAATCCGAGAATAGTGTTTTTAAAATTAGAAAAATAATTAGAAAAAATATTTTTTATCTCAGGCAAACTGTTTAGAACATATTTGTCACTAGTTGTATGTGATTTTTCTGCTCCAATTTCTTTGCTAGAAGTATAGGAGAATTTCTTTAACTTTACTAGATCTGAGTAATCATCCTCCACAATAAACACTGTTACTGGAGAGGCAAAAACAGGATATACATGTGGTTTCATACTAAATTAATTCAGAGTTAAAAGCTATGGAAACTCTACCATTAGTTTTGTTTTTTTCATTGTTAGATCCATGCTTTAACCAACTAGGAAACATTATTAACTGATTGTTTTTAGGTTGCAACCAGTAATAGTGGTGATTGTATGGAGATGGATGAGTAAAATTTTCAAAGATAACATATGGATTTGGATTATGAAAATATATTTTAGAACTATCCTCATCTACATTTAAGTAGATACATCCAGAAATTTTTGAGTTAGGATGCATGTGATCTATTAACTCACTCCCAGAATTTTGTATGTTTGACCAAGAAGTTGTTATTTTCAACCTCTCAATTCCATATGTGCTGGCAAACTCATTTAACAAATTTGTAGTCTTTTCAAATATACCATGAAAATTAGATTTTTGCAAGAAATTAATTCCTGATCCGTGTATAGTAAAAGAAGATTCGGTAAAAGCAGAATGCTTATGGTGATTTTCTTTATCTACTTCCAAGAGCAAGTAATTTTTTTCATCATCTGTTAAAAAATTATCTACAGTAAAAATAGGAACTGGAAACAAATTTAAAATAGATGAGTCAACACCAAGCTTTTTCTGATCCACCACTCAATTTCCATTTTGTAGATAAATTATACATGATTTCATGAATATTGTCTAGTTCTTCACTGCCATTATTTTCTAAGATGATTAGATTTTCTTTTACTAGTTGATCAATCATATAATCCTGTTGTTTTTTAGAATAAATCGCAGGTCCGAACCATGGATCATCTGGTAAAAACTCAGGTGCAGGGATTCCAGTAAAAGTTTCAGTCATCTTCGTTGCCAAAATAATCTTTCCTGTAATAACGACCAAGAATGTTAGAATTATAGAATGCAGGTGTACCATCTGTCAAGGTTTTTGTTAAGACGTCATGTAAAAAAAGTTGTCTAGTCTCTTCATAGTTAGTTCTACCTTTGGTAGTATGCAGACTTAAAATCTCTCTTGAGAAAGAGGGTTTTCCAAGTAGTTTGATGTCCTCCTTGAGTTCTGGACAGGATCCGTAATAGCGTTTCCAATCTGACTCAGAAGTAACTCGTCTCTTGCCTCCTTTAGGTTTACGCTTCTGCACAAAATACTTTCTACCGATGTACTTTTTACCTGTTGACTTATTAGTAATGAGGTAGACGTAACCGAAGAAATTGCCAATATCGTCAGAAGTGAAAGCTGTACCTTTGTAGTACCAGGAATTTTCATAATCAACCACTTGCTCATAGTATCACTTTTAATTATTTAGGGTTCGTCAAATAATACCTCATTAATGTAGTCATCTGCCCATTTTTCTCCAAAATATTTCTCTAAAATTTTTCTAGTTTTATCATTTTTCTTCTGTTTTTCACAATAATTTATCTGTCCTTCGTATCTTTCGTCTGCTCTGTTGTAATTCATAGTTGATTTCCATACAGCACCTACAAATACATCAAGATATTCGTTTACTACGTCACAAAATTTACCAATTTCCTCACTATCATCTAGTCTTGCAAATTTACTATAGGGTGAAAAGATAGTACCCCATGTAGGTATCTCTCTATTGTGCTTAAAACTATAATACTGACTAATACCTTCAATATCCTCATAAATTGGGTGGTCTAGACCATCTACAGGAGAGATGTCTGTGATAGCAGCAGTGACAATCTTCTTATTAGCTACAATATCAGCACCAAAAATAGGCAAATCAAACTCAGGGTCTGGATACCAGATGCAATGCAGGATATCCAGAGGTCCTAGACTAGCAATCTCCATGTGCACCTTGCGTAATCCAGTACACATGTGCATGTCATTCTCAATGACTAAGTTGCCATCTTCAGTTTCTTTATAAACCTCCTTGAATTTATCCTTAACATCCAATTCCTCTATGTTAGGTAGAGTTTCTTGATGATCACGAATAATATCAGCTAGGTCATTAATTATTTCTCTTGCCATTTTTATGCATAACTGAAAAAGAATTCTTTAATTAGATTATGGGACTTTTCTTTACCAAATCTACTAGATAAGTATCCAGAAATAGGATCAAGTCTTATCATATACCTATCAAAGTCAACATACTGTGTAGTATCAGTTCCAATTGGTTGATGTTCGTTCAGCATATCTTTATAATATTGTAGATATTTTGTAAACAGAGGCAAATGTTCGTCTACCTCATCAGGTTTACAATATCTAACAACTAGATTGTCAGAAAAATGATTACCTGCTTCAAAAAATCTATACTTACCTTCTACTTTAGGTAAGTCTGGTGTGTAAAACAAGTATTTTTCTACGGGGTGTTGAAAATCAAACACAATGACAACTCTCTTATCACTCATTCCCATGAGATCCATACCAAAACAGGGTAAATTAGATCCTGTTCTAGGGTATATTATATTGTTGTGAATACTACAATTTTTATTGTCCCAAATTTCAACTTGTCTAGACTTTATAATGTGTTCTCCTGAGTATAAATCAGCAGTTAGGTTTACACCTTTATCATTAGTCCATTCAGCATG